GGTCCTCTCTCATAAATCGCGACAAATCAAGGTCCACGCGCACGCACGCGAGCATAGGAGTAGTAAAAACCATGTCGAATTCCTGCGGGTATATCTCATGCCTCTCTGATCCGGTGATATGGGGGGGCGTTGCTGGTGTGGTATGGATTCTAGTTGGGGCGGCATGCGAATGGTGGTTTTCACGCGCGCCAACGAGATAGGAAATCGAGCATGACGGAAAAAAGAGGGCGAAAATCGGCCGGAGACCTGTCGGTAGTCCGCTTGACGGGGCACCGGATGGACCCGCCGGAGCATCTGACGGTCGAACAGGTGCTCGAGTGGCAATTGATCGTCAACAGTCTGCCCGCGGACTTCTTCCGGCCGTCGGATGTGCCGCTGCTAGGGTCGTTCTGCGTCGCCTCGGCGTTTTACAAGGCCGCGGCGAAGATGATTCAGGACGAGGGCATCGTGCTCGAGATGGATAACGGCCGGCGCTATCCGCACCCGGCGAAGGACATGCTGACGTCGCAGGCATCGGCGATGGCGCAGATGGCTGTCAAGCTGCGGCTATGCCCGTCGAGCCGATATTCGGAGAAGACAGCCGCAACGAAGACGCCGAGGGACGCCGGTGGCGAAGCGAAGCCCTGGGCCGCGTAGTTCGCCGCGGGTCAAGCGGAATATCGAGTGGATCGAGACACACTGCCGGGTGCCGGAGGGTAAGTTCGTTGGACGGCCGGTGAAACTGACGCGGCATCAGCGCGATTGGATGTTCGACGTGTACGGTTCGGATACGCGCATGTTCATCCTAAGCATGGCGCGCAAGAATGCGAAGACGGCGTTCTCGGCGTTCCTGCTGCTGCTGCATACGGTCGGGCCGGAAGCGAAGCCGAACAGTCAGCTCTACAGCGCGGCGCAGGCACGGGACCAGGCGGCGCTTATCTTCGACCTGGCGGCAAAGATCGTCCGCATGTCGCCGGACCTGAACCGCTATGTGACGGTGCGGGATACGGCGAAGCAACTGGTCTGCGCGGAGCTCGGCACGGTTTACAAGGCGTTGTCGGCCGAGGCGTCGACGGCGTTCGGTCTGTCGCCGGTATTCGTGGTGCATGACGAACTCGGGCAGGTAAAGGGGCCGCGGTCGCAGCTATACGAGGCGCTCGAGACGGCATCGGCCGCGCAAGAGGCGCCGCTGTCGATCGTCATCAGCACACAGGCGCCGACCGATGCCGATCTGCTATCGGTGTTGATCGACGACGCGCTGACCGGCGCCGACCCGCGTATCAAGGTTCGGCTCTACTCCGCGCCGCTCGAGATGGATCCGTTCAGCGAAGAGGCGATCCGCGCGGCGAACCCGCACTTCGACGACTTCATGAATCAAGAGGAAGTCTTGCGCCAGGCATCGGATGCGAAGCGCATGCCGTCGGCCGAGGGCGGATTTCGCAACCTGATTCTGAACCAGCGCGTCGAGGCACGCAATCCGTTCGTATCGAAAACGGTATGGGATGCGAACGGTGGGGAGCCGCTGGCGGACATGGAGGGGCGGGAAGTTTACGGCGGGCTCGACCTGTCGGCGGTTTCCGACTTGACGGCGCTGGTCTTGACGGCATGGCGCGAGGGCGCATGGGACGTGAAGCCGACGTTCTGGTTGCCGGAGGCCGGCTTGGCCGAGAAGTCGCGGACCGATCGGGTGCCGTATGACGTCTGGCATCGGGACGGATACCTCAAGACGACGCCGGGCGCGTCGATCGAGTACGAGTTCGTCGCCGAGTACCTGCGCGGCGTTTTTGACCGATGCAAGGTGGTGCAGATCGCGTTCGACCGATGGAATATGAAGTTCCTCAAGCCGTGGCTGGTCAAGGTCGGATTCAATGACGCGGAGATCGAGAAGTTCGTCGAGTTCGGGCAGGGCATGCAGAGCATGTCTCCCGCGATCCGCGAGTTCGAGTCGTTGCTGCTATCCCGAAAAATGAGGCACGGCGGGCATCCGGTACTGAGCATGTGTGCGGCGAATGCGACCGTATCGAGCGATGCCGCCGAAAATCGCAAGTTCGTGAAGTCCAAAAAGACAGGAAGAATCGACGGTATGGTAGCTCTCGCAATGGCGGTCGGCGTCATGCCGCATCAGGTCGAAAACGCCGAGGAACCTCGGGTGCTCTGGATCTGAATGGCCGGCATCCGCTCATGGTTCGCATCCCGGCTGCTCAAGGCCCTGGATGCCGGATCATTGCAGGACTACATCCGCTACGCCTACGGCGGCGCCGACTCGAGCGCGGGCATCATCGTCAACCCGCAGACGGCGATGCAGGCCGCATCGGTGTACGCCTGCATCAAGGTGCTCGCCGAGTCGATCGCGCAGCTTTCGATCGAGCTATTTACCGGCGACGCGATCAAGGGCAAGACGCCGAACGACGGCGACGGACTGCTCGACCTGCTGCGTTATCAGCCGAACGAGTGGCAGACCTCGACCGAGTTCATGGAAATGATGGTCACGCACCTCAACCTGCGCGGCAACGCCTATGCCTACGTGACGCGCACGACGCGCGGGCGGGTCGTCGAAATGATTCCGCTGCATCCGGATTTCGTTCAGGTCACGCAGGAAAGCACCAACGGGGCGGCATGGAAGATCGTCTATCGCGCGTCGACCAACGGCGGCGGGATGTATATGTTCGATGCGAGCGAGATTCTGCACGTTCGCGGCTTGACGATGAACGGCTACATGGGAATTTCGCCGATCGCGTATGCGCGCGAGGCGATCGGGCTTGCTTTGGCAACCGAGCAGTTCGGCAGCCGGCTCTTTAAGAACGGCGCGAAGATGAGCGGCATTCTCACGCATCCGGGAACGCCGTCGCGCGACATGGTGCAGATGATTTCGGACAGCTTCGATAGCCAATCATCGGGCGAAAACGCGCACCGGACGGCGCTTTTGACCGGCGGAATGACGTTCGAGAAAATCTCGATGACGCCTGATGACAGCCAATTTCTCGATACGCGGAAGTATCAGAGGACAGAAATTGCGGGTCTTTTTCGGGTTCCGCCGCATAAAATCGGTGACTTGGAGCGCGCGACTTTCTCGAATATCGAGCAGCAATCGCTTGATTTTGCGACGTATTCGCTTGCGCCGTGGTGCAAACGCATCGAATTGGCCGTCAGACGGTGCGTATTCACGCAGAAGCAACGCGATGCCGGTCTTACGGCGAAATTCAACCTGCGCGAGCTACTGCGCGGCGATTCTGCGGCGACCTCGGCCTATCTGACGTCCGGCATCAATGCCGGATGGCTGACGCGCAACGAGGCGCGCGCGATCGAGGATTACAACCCGATCGACGGGCTCGATGAGCCGCTGCGGCCGCTGAACATGGTCGAAAACGATGATGTGCCGGAGCCGGCCGGAGATGCGGATACGGGCGCGCTGCCCGGAGCCCCGATTCCGGCGCGCGTCGCCGGCGCCCCGAAACTGTCGATTGCCAAAGGGATAGAAAATGGACCTGCTTGATCGCAGTTTCGAGGTAAAGGAAGTCACCGACAGCGGCACGTTTGCCGGCTACGGAAATGTGTACGGCGTAGTCGACCAGGGCGACGACATCGTCGCGCACGATTGCTTCGCCGAGTCGCTGTCCACCATGAAGGCACAAAAGCGCATGCCGGCGCTGCTATGGCAGCACAAGGCAAGCGAGCCGATCGGGGTGTATCAGAACGTCTATGAAGACCCGAAGGGGCTCTACGTCGAGGGCAAGCTCGCGATGAAGACCGCGCGCGGGGCCGAGGCATACGAACTGCTCAAGATGAACGCCTTGTCCGGCCTGTCGATCGGGTTCGAGACGAAGGAAGCGACCCACGACCAGAAGTCGGGGGTGCGAACGATCCAAAAAGGTATTTTGTGGGAATGCTCGTTGGTTACATTCCCGATGAACGACCTTGCCCGCGTATCGGCGGTCAAGATGATCGAAGAGATCGAAGATTTGAGCGGAGCGGAGCGTTATCTGCGTGAGGCAGGCGGCGTATCGCGAAGCGAAGCGAAGGCGATGGTTTCCCGCATCTTCAACCTGGCTCGGCGCGAGGCCGATTCATTGAAGGCGGAATCCGCCGACGCACTCGTTGCGGTGTTCGATCGCCGCTTCAAGGCCGCCATGCCTGCTGCCGCTTCGCCTGCCGCGATGGCGGCGTACGACTGCACCATGGACCCTTGCCCGATGAAGGCGGATGCTTCCATGAAGCAATGTCCTAAGCCTAATTGCCCGATGAAGGCAATGATGCCCGCCAAGATGCCTTAACTTATCCGAAGGAAACGAAAATGGAACTGAAATCAGTGGTCGACGCGATCGAAAAGGGCAATACCGCGCTTGCCGAACATCGTCGTTTGGCCGAGGAAGCTCTCGCCAAGGCCGAGAAGAACGAGGGCGGTATCGGCGAGATCAAAGCCGCGCAGGAAAAAGCCTTCGCCGAGTTCACCTCGAGCATGAAGGCCGTCGAGGACGCGATGGCGAAGGCGAACAAGCCGAACATCAAGGCGCAGGCCGCCGAGGAAGAAAAGGAAGCCGCGGTCGGATACGCGTCCGACTTCAAGGGCTGGATTCGCGGCAAGGTCAGCGATCAGGAAATGAAGGGTATCGAGGCAAAGGCGCGCGAGTCGAAGGCGCTGGCATCGACGACATCAAGCGGCGCTGACGGCGGATATGCGGTGCCGAAGGTGATCGACTCTACGATCGAAAACCTGGTGATGAATATCTCGCCGATACGTGCCGAGGCGAACGTCGTTCAGATCGGCACGAACGACTATCACAAGTTGGTCAACCTCAAGGGCATGGCTTCCGGGTGGGTGGCGGAAACCTCGGCTCGGCCGGCGACCAATACGCCGACGCTGACCGACATCGCCATCAAGGCACAGGAGCTCTACGCGAACCCGCAAGCGACGCAGGTCATGATGGACGACGTGTTCTTCGACGCCGAGCAATGGATCTCCGAGGAACTAGCGGAGGAATTTGCACGGGCCGAGGGAGCCGCCTTCGTGGCCGGCGATGGCGTCAACAAGCCTTTCGGCATCCTGTCGGGAACGCCGGTTGCAACGGCGGACGGCGCGCGCGCATTCGGTACTCTGCAGTACGTTCCTACCGGCGTTGCGGCGAATTGGGCGGCAACGAACCCGGCCGACATCCTGTTCACGCTCGCCGGCTCGCTCAAGGCCCGCTATCGAGAGAATGCGAAGGTGCTGCTCAACAAGGCGATCCTGTTCGACCTCTCGGCATTCAAGGATTCGAGCGGACGGTACATCTACAACCCGATTTCGGCTCCCGGCGTTCTGCCGAACATCCTCGGCTATCCGGTGATCGAGGCCGAAGACATGCCGGCGAAGGCCGCGAACGCAATCGCGCTCGCATTCGGCGACTTCAAGCGCGGCTACACGATCGTCGACCGCAAGGGAATGACGATGCTGCGCGACCCGTATTCGAACAAGCCGTATGTCGGTTTCTACACGGTCAAGCGCGTCGGCGGAGCCATCGTCAATAGCGAAGCGATCAAGCTGGTCAAGTTCGCGGTTTCGTGAATCTCTGAAAAAGGAAAACCATCATGGCACTCACTTCTAAAAACGGCACGAAGCAGGTCGGAGCCGACGCCGGCGGCACGAACCTCGACATCTCGAACAACCGCGGCGAGCAAAATTCATCGGGCAATCCGGACCCGACCGATCCGGTCGATCACCTGTTCGACGGAGCTCCCGTGAACGACCGTTCGGGCCGCGCGGGCGATCCCGAGCATCTGCCGTCGCCATCGGGCGATGTCGCTACCGACAGCGACGGGCTGGCGCGCAACAATCGCGAGGCGGTACGCGCGAACCTCGGCACCGGCAAGGTGGACGCCGAAGCGGTCGCGAAGGCCCGCCAGGACCATCAGGCGGCAGTCGTGGCCGATCTCGGAACGGAAGTCGACGGCAAGCCCGCGCCGACCGAAGACACCAAAGCGGCGAAGGCCGCTCCGGAAAACAAGTGATGTCGTTTCAAACGGAGAGGGCCGGGTAACTCCGGCCTTTTTTTATGCCTTCCGTACTTCCTTCGCAGCGTTGGCAGAGCGACGGGAACCGCTACACGCTCGTCAATACCGTAGCGGCAACCGAAGAGCCGGTATCGGTCGACGAGATGAAGGTGCACTTGCGGATCGACGCCGATGATTCCTTCGACGACGAGCTGATCGCAACCGCGATTCAGTCGGCGCGTATCGAGGCGGAAAACGAGACGCTGCGCACGCTCGTGACGAGCACGTGGCGGTTTTCGATGGACCGTTTTCCCGCGGCGGTCGATACGGGGCCGTGGAGCGTCGGATTCGAGGTCGCACCGGGGCGCATCAGGCAGGTTCCGGGATACAGCCGGAACAGCGGCGAATTTACGCTGCCGCTTTCGCCGGTGCAGTCGGTGACGAGCTTTTCGTATCTGGACAACACCGGCGCGGCGCAGGCGATCGCGCCTACCGGCTATGAGATCGACCTTGCGGGGTATCCGGCAACCATTACGCCGGCGTTCGGAACCGGATGGCCGAGCATACGGGCGGGGCGCGCGGGCGTGATCGTCGAGATCGTCGCGGGGTACGGTGCGGCCGTCGATGTGCCGGCGCTTTTCAAGTCGTGGATCAAATTGCGGGTCGCGACGATGTACCGACACCGCGAGAGCGTCATCACATTCCGCGGGACGATTCAAGAGCTTGAGTTCGTCGACCGATTGCTCGACCCGTTTCGCATCATCGAGTTCTGAGTGGCAATCGCCGTTATCGTCGAGAGTCTTCGTCCGACCGCGGGCTCATTAAACCGTCGTATTCGGATCGAAAGCCGCACGGACGGCGTTGATAACAGCGCCGGTGCGGTGGGGGATTCGATCGTTACGTGGACGCTGGTCGCGGAGACGTGGGCAGGTATATCGCCGAGTAGCGGGCGAGAACTTGAAGTGGCCGGAGCATTGCGGGCACAAATGCTTACTGAATTCACCCTGCGCTATCGCGAGGGCATCAATGAAAAGATGCGCGTTGTCTATCGCGGCGTCTTCTATAACATCGAGTACATGCAGAACGTCGACATGGCAAACGAGACGCTGATTTTGCAATGCTCGTCTGGTTTGAAAGACGGCTGACTTTTTAAAGGAGAAAACATGATCAAGCTGCAAGCGGTAGAAACCTTCGACGATCAAGAGGGCCATATCGAAGAGGGGACCAAGTTTCTCGTCAATGAGGAACGCGCGCGGGCGCTCGTCGCGCGCAACGTCGCCGTGCATTGCGCGGACCAAAGCATCGGTCCGGATTTCCATCAGACGGCGGCCGCTTCGCTTACCGCAGAGGTTCACGGCGAAGTCAA